GAGTAGACGTGATTCCGGTTAACAGCGAACCGTTACCGACGAAGAAGGGGGATGTCACGTTACCGAGAACGTTTATCCGACCACTGACATCCACATTGCCTCCTAGGAACCTCGTGTTTCCTACGTTTCCTTCGATAGCAATGATGTTTGCTACGTTGGCATAAGAACCGATGAGATTGCCACGGATGTCGGTGTTCCCCGTTGCTGGGAATGTGAACGTAATTCCAGTCAACTGTGATCCGTTGCCGATGAAGAAGGGGGCTGTCACGTTACCGAGAACGTTTATCCGACCACTGACATCCACATTGCCTCCTAGGAACCTCGTGTTTCCCACGTTACCTTCCACAGCTATGATGTTTGATACGTTGGCATAAACACCAATAAGATTGCCGCGGATGTCAGTATTTCCGGTTGCTGGGAATGTGAACGTAATTCCAGTCAGCTGTGATCCATTACCCACGAAGAAGGGTGCTACCACGTTGCCGAGAACATTAATTTGTCCACTGACAGCCACATTGCCCCCGAGGAACCTCGTGTTTCCTACGTTTCCCTGTACGGCTATGATGTTTGACACGTTGGCATACGAACCGATGAGGTTTCCGCGGATGTCAGTATTTCCGGTTGCTGGGAATGTGAACGTAATTCCAGTCAGCTGTGATCCATTACCCACGAAGAAGGGTGCTACGATGTTGCCGAGAACGTTTACCTGCCCACTAACAGCCACGTTACCTCCAAGCATCCTTATGTTTCCTACGTTTCCTTGCACGGCGATGATATTGGATACGTTTGCATAAGCCCCGATGATGTTCCCATTGATGTCGCGAATTACGACATCCGGTAAAGTAGATGATGCGTTTACCCCCGTGAGCAGGGCCCCGTTGCCGATGAAGTAGGGTGCTACGACGTTACCGATAGCATTTATTTGCCCACTCACTGCAATGTCACTTGCATTCACGGTGATAGCGAGCAGGTTCGCTACGTTGGCATACGCCCCGATGATATTACCACGGATGTCTGCCGTTATGACACCAGGGAGGGTGCCGGTTGCAATTCCAGTCAACTGCGACCCATTGCCAATGAAGAAATTTCCTACGACGTTGCCGAGAACATTGACTTGCCCGCTGACCGCCACGTTGCCCCCAAGGAACCTAGTGTTCCCCACGTTTCCTTCCACGGCTATGATGTTTGATACGTTGGCGTAAACACCAATGATATTCCCGCGGTTTTCGCCCACGAAGAAAGGAGCTACCACGTTACCAAGGGCGTTAATTTGCCCACTGACAGCCACGTTGCCCCCGAGGAACCTGGTGTTTCCTACGTTTCCTATAATTGATCTAATATTACCTGAAAAATTTCCATCACCCGCATTAACATTCCCCGTTAGGATCAGGTTCCCTTCCCCGTCGATCGTGGCCTTGGTGTTTCCTCCTACGACCAAGAAAAGAGAGTTAGCTGTCCTGTTGTATCCAAGATAATCGAATGCATCGAGGTTTACGATAGGATTATTGCCCGACAGAGTCAAGTAGTAGTTACCATCTATCGTGTGCCGCGGTGCCGTAACGACACCCGTATCCATCCTCACATTTCCTATGTTTCCGGTGGTTGCTATCACAATACCACTTCCGATGATGTTCGTTGCTACGACGTTGCCGAGAGCGTTAATTTGACCGCTGACAGCCACGTTGCCCCCGAGGAACCTGGTGTTCCCCACGTTTCCTTCCACGGCTATGATGTTGGATACGTTTGCGTAAACACCGATAAGGTTTCCGAGGATGTCCGCCGTTACAATCGATGGCAGAGTCGCCGTCACACCAGTCAGTTGCGACCCGTTGCCAATGAAGAAATTTCCTACGACGTTACCGAGAACATTGACTTGACCGCTGACAGCCACGTTACCCCCGAGGAACCTGGTGTTCCCCACGTTTCCTTGCACGGCTATGATGTTGGATACGTTTGCGTAAACACCAATGATATTGCCACGAATGTCTGCGGGTACAATGGTTGGTAACGTTGCCGTGACTCCTGTAAGTAAAGCGCCATTACCTATGAAATAATTCCCTGTAACGTTCCCAACGACGTTCACTTGACCGGCCACTGTGATATTTCCTGGTGCGGTTACATTTCCTATTATGTCTATCCTCGTTATAGATGGTAGTGTTGACGTGACTCCTGTTAGTAGTGCGCCGTTTCCTATGAATAGGTTGGCCGTCACATTCCCCAATGCGTTTATATCTTGGAAGAAGTAATTTGATCGCGGTACGAAGTATGACCCCATTTATATAAATATAACTTTATTTTTTACATTATATACAATCAAACCCAATATATGATTATTACATGTTACTTATATACAATAATTCGACGATATGTGTTAAGAGATGACAAATGTGTATTATCTTTCTACTTCCAAATCAGGACGATGGAGTTTGTGTTTGAGGCACGATCCCAGAGGTGTCTCAGCGAGAAAGGAGATACCGCATCTGTCAGTTTCTTCAGCGCGGGCTGGAATCCATAGTTATCCAGGCGAACCTTCTGCTCGTATTCAACCCCCCCGAGCATCATGAAGAGAATGGAGAAACCTTCGAACACATCGGCTCCACGGAAAGTATACACGACGGCACTCTTGGCGCCAGAAGCCGCGGCCTCGATGACGATTTTCTCAGAGACCTCCAGGATGTGCTCTACCAGCAGGACCTGAGCCTTGGTGATTTTCTCGACGAACAGGGTAGTCTCCTCGAACTCGCGAAGGTCCTCGAAGGCCTCGGCGGCGTTGGAAATTTCGACTGCCTCTGCATACAAAGCGAACATGTTCGAGGGAGAAGAAGACATTGTTTATAGTGATTGATGTATAGTCACGGAGACTTGTTAAATGATTAACACTGACGATATAGTGCGATTGAGTTCCATATTGACAAGATAGTAATTAATATACGCGGGTACACGTAATTATCATAAAAAATGCACGCAATCAGGAGAGCAACGATTGTGAATGGGCAGATTGTTGATAAGAAGGACCATCCCGGAACAGTCGAAGTCTCACAGATTTCTATTCTTCTTGAAAATGAGAGAGAACGGCTAGGGATGAAGACGATATCGAGATTTACTACGATTTTGGTAGAGGAAGCTATTATGACGAACGACCCGTTGTTGTGGAAAACGATTAGCGATGATATAGAAACAAAGGATTTTGACATTTCTGCAATACATTCCCTGTTCTCTCAGAATGTCATGCTCTCGTCTCTGTGGGTCACGTGTATTTCAACGTCAAAATCGAGAGAACACATTCTTGACATGCTGGTTTTTTTCTATGAGATTTCAAACAACATCCCCACCGAGGTCAAAGAAGCTATCAGTGCATCAATAACGTGTCAGTGGAAGTCTTTTGTGAATTGTTTGATAACAGTGATTTCGCCAGCGTCCAGCCGAGTGAAGGATGTTTATTTTTCGGAAATTGCGAAATTCGTAGACTCGGCTGCAATCGGTTCAGAGTCTATCGCACTTATGATGCATGAAATTATAAAGATGAGGAAGTTTGAGTTGCTCGCGGTCTTCTGGCTTACAGATTTCAAGACGTGTGTGGATAATACATTGTTCGAGGTTCTCCTGAAGACGTCGTCGCCGAAGCATTCGACGGTCTTGGCAGTTGCAAAGGCCGTAGTGGACAATCCAGATTTTCTCGATTCACATGTCGGAGATATCGAGAAAATGATTCTTGAGACAATCAGGGTGATCATGCGTTCTGGTTACGGGGATCGCAGGGTTCTTAATGCGGTCGGATATTTGGCTGGAAAAGTATTTGACGAAAATCCTCTGGCCAAAAACATGGCGCAATTATTGTGTTGGTCTTCAAGTAGAAATGACATAAATGATACATAAAAAGTAACCCCATCCCACGGCAACTTGCGCGGTCATCAACCAGTTACCGAGTGAATTAATAGGAGCAACAGACCCCATGGCATTCGACTGCAACATAACGGACGCGGTGATGCTATTCTCGATATTCTTGTCTCTGTTTTTCTCAGTGGTCTCAAATATATTTTTGTAACCGATGAGCGCATATATCAGGGCAAATGTAAACATCATCAATATGGAATACACCAAAGGGGCTATGAACTCGCGACTTGTTATTTTGGCCTTGAATTTCTCGATCGCCATTCCGTGAAAAGCATGCCGCAGGCCTTCGCCAATGCGTTTGAAAATATCTATTGTAACCGCCATGTTATTTAAAATATATTATTATAGTATACTATAACATTATAAAAATGGTAAACGCCATGTTGATAGGCGTGTTAATCGCAATTATAATTGCGGCGATAGCGTGGGCGGCTACTCGTCGCGAAGGGTTTGACAACTGGGACAGCTTGAACATCCCAGGAAATGAATTAAAATTTGCAGATAGAGGTGGCGGTTGCTCGGCCGGGTTTACCAAGATCACCGACGGCTCGAATAAAGGAATGTGCGCTCCTGACAGATATGCCCAAGGACAAACAAACGCCCCGTCCCCTGCCCCGCCCCCTCCCCCACCCCAGGCTCCAGCGCCTAGACCTGCCCCGCCCCGGGCCCCTGCTCCCGCCCCGATGCGTAAACAAAACTGGCTGGAGAAACTATCGGAATCACAGGACCCGTTGTCCGCCGGGAAGGGAGGGGCAAATGCCAAGCCGGTAGAGTATAACCAAGGGTCGAATCGCAAGCGTCCTAATATCACGATAGCGTCGTCTGGTTCTAAGTTCAGACCGAAACAGGGAGATGGCAAGTGCCCCGCGGGGTTCGTAGGAATAACTTCTGGAACGAGGAAAGGGATGTGCGTCAAATCTGAATACGCGCGCGGGGGTACTCCGTCTGGACCTTCGCGGGTGTCGGGGAGCAAGTTCAGTTCGAAAGTGAACGGAAAATGTCCAAACGGGTTCTCGGAGATAACTGCTGGAGGGCACAAGGGTCAGTGCATCAAATGGGAGTACGCGGGGAAAACCTCGGTTTCCCGGTCGTCCAGCCCTTCCCGGCGGTCATCCGGATCTTCTGGCAGCAAGTTCATTTCTAAGGTCGACGGTAGATGTCCATCCGGCACTTCTGAAATCACTGCTGGGGGGCACAAGGGGGAGTGCATCAATAAGTGGGCGGCGGACACCATAGAACGGAACAAGAAGCTTAAGGGGTCCATGTACATAGGTCGCGAACTCGCTAAATGCCCCAAGGGAACCGTTATGATCACGTCAGGTCCTCGTAAGGGTATGTGCGTCGATCCTGACAAGGTCGTTGAGCGCAACTATCCTTATTGGGGTTGGGGCCCTAACGCCGGTCTTCGTTGCAAAAACCCCGATAATACCGGGTGCAATACCAAGTATGATAACAAGGGTAAGATGAAGACTACAGAATACAAACAAAAACTGACGGATAAATACCCCTACTGGGGATGGGGGGCTAACGCAGGTCTTCGGTGTGCCAACAAAAATAACACCGGGTGCAACACAAAGTATCTCCGCGGTGCTCTCGTAGAGGGCAATGGGAAGCCCAATAAACCAGCGCCAGCGCCCAAACCCGCGTCATCAGGTGGCATTCATTGGGGATGGGGACCTCATGCCGGTATGCAATGCAAGAACGCTGACAATACCGGATGCAGCTTTGACTACGCGAAAAAACCCGAGCCAAAAATTCAGGTGCCTAATTTCGGTAGTAATTGGACGCCTGGCTGGGGCGGTAACAAGGGTATGAAATGCCGTGGGTCCGTTCCTAACACCAATTGCACATGGAATTAAAAAACATATGTATTATAGTTTGTCAATGGGAAACTCTTCGTATCGACAAACCACGTTTTCAATGATCGTTATATTTACTGCTGCTCTAATATTTTTTTACTGATATTGAAGATCTCCTTTTCCATTATGAATATCGCGGTATTTGCGATGTTGGTTAGTTCTTCTGGGTTTCCTTGTGCGAGTAGCTGATTCAACTGAGGCAATCTCGAAAGGGCAATTGGGTCTACATAGCTTTGGTCAAACCTATTGGTATTTATGGAGACGCTTTCCTTTAACGCTTCTAAAATGTGAGGCAATTCCGCCAGCGTTTCGTTCAGCTTGTCTTTATTCAGTAATTCTCGTATCGAGTATGCTTCTATAATACGAGACACCACGAGTTTAAGTTTCTCATCCATGGTGTCAGTCTAGTGCTTACAAAGATTTTTTAAACTGTTCTTTTACATCATGCGTTTTTTTGGAATAGTTTCTTATTATGCGTGTAAGGACGAAAACCAGTTCTAAAAAGCTGCAAGAACTCTGGCTCTGCGATTACCTTTTCTGTGTAATCCTTTCGAACTATGTCTCTCAAATAATCCAGATCCACCGAGGGCATATCTAAACTTCCAGCCCCCCTCATTTTTTCGGCAATGTTCTTATGTTTTTTTTCATTAATTTTTTGATAATTCGTCTTCGACCACAATGTCCCAAATTTTGATATCGCGGCCTTTTTGGTTTTCGTCGCCAGTTTGATGTCGCCCACCGTGAATGCACATTCTGGATACGTCATTTCCATGTCTGGATAGTCGAACAAGCTGTCTGAAATTGACATTGATTCTGCTATACGGGCGACCACGTCGATGGATGTGAAGAATTTAAGATAATTTTCAAATGCACCATTTTTGATCATCCATGGTTCTTGCTCAAAAATCTTGAACAACTTTTCTAAACTATTCTCGCCGTTTTGGAAAATGTATTCTATACCATCCATGCCATCGACAAACATGTCCACAGAGTCTATCTTATCAGACGGGTTCAGAATTTGCATTTCGAGAGAGTTTATACATGAACGCATGTCACCCGAGGGTGTCTGCTTTACAATCTTGGCGACCACGACGTCCGATACTCTACCCTGGCTAATATTCTTGAGTTTTTCGAATATTACATCGTCGTTCGGGACCGGAATGTCGAATATGACCCACTTTTTTGCGAAATCGTTGGACGTCGACTTCTTCTCACGATGTCCAACGCACACAAACTTGTGTTTACCACCTGATTTTACGTGTTCGGCTATTAACCCAAGTATACGCTTACCGACTGCCGTGGAATCTACCCCGTCTATAATTACAACAATTTTCTTGCCTTGAACAGACCTCGTGATCTTGTTCGTATCCTCGAGAAGCTCTGTGAAGTTCTTTGCCATATGATCGACGGGATGCGGGTCTATATCAGATTCCTTGAGAATTGTTTTAAGCAGCGTCGTGATTCCGGATCCTGTTCCTCCAGAAACAAAACCAGAGTCAGACACCCCGTCGTTCAACCATGTGCGAAATTCTTCGATAATAGGACAGTAGGACGCGTTATCGCATGAACTCGTCGGCTCCGATTCGATCGCCAACGGCAATCTAACCTTTTCGACCTTCTTTTCACGGATTGAGAGTAATTTGTCCATATTTACATTTATCGTATAATTACATCTTAAGTTAATCGATTGAATTAATCGAACCCGATATACACTATACGAGTATCATATGTTTCTAAAATATCATTCGTGATTGTCACGACCTCTTCGAAACGTTTCTCTCGAATCTTTTGGGAAGGCTGACTCCACTGGCTCTTTGCATCTACCGTGGGGTTGACACGAACCCACGACACCACGTGTTCTGGATAATTCTGGAGCAGTTCCGCCGTGACGAGATGCATGCGATGCTCGTCGCACTCATAATCTTGATGTCCGTTTTCGTCAATCTCAATACATACAATGATGCCATCTCCAATAATTATGCCATCAAGTCGTGCAAATTTCTTGGCCGTCTCCGTCTGATCGAATGACACCCTGAACTCTCGTTGGTGGATGTCGATTTTGTCCTTGACATAATCAAAGAACGCCTCCTCGAACATCTTGTATCGCTTCCTCCGGGCATCATTTGGATCACAAGACATGCAATACTTATGGCCATGAGACAATTGTGTTCTCACGGGACACTCCGTATTGTACCCTGGACATATCTTGGCAGAAACATGTATCATGCCATCGGTCTTGCAATACTTACAACATATTGGTTTAGTTTGACAATACATGTTATATATTGGTCTATTTCCACATGGACATTTCTTACTCACGACGTCGATCATATCATTCGTCTTACATTTAAAACAACATATAGGTTTCTTATCCGGAACATTGAAACTCGGCACAGTCCCACACGGACATCTCTTAGTCACGACGTCTACCATATCGTAGATTTTGCAATCCGCACAGGCCACGCCGATGGTTTCTCCGGGCACGTTGAACTTCGGTTGTTTTCCACACGGACATTTCTTTTGCTTGACGTTAATCATATCATCGGTCTTGCAACTTTTACATGCTACACCAGTGGGTTCTCCGGGCACGTTGTATATTGGGTTCTTTCCACATGGACATTTCTTGTTCTTGACATTAATCATCTCAGGAGTCTTGCATCCTAAGCAACAAATGCGTTTGGTTTGTCCCGGGACGTTGTAAGATGGTGTTTTTCCACACGGACACTTTGTCATTTCATTCACAACACCGTAATCAAAAACATTTAAATGAATTAATTGTCAATATGTTAAAATGACAAATAAACATTGTTACAATTCATGCACTGTTACGTCTTATTTCATTAATGATCAAAAACAACGTTGCCAATATTTGACAGATTATTAACACGGCGATAATTTGGAAGAACATTATAACAGAATTGATTTTTTGGTTGGCGTACGCCAAGCACGGTTCTATAATTTCATTCATCGCAGATTTCACCTCTTCCTGATTTCCAATTGCCTTTATTTGTTTGATAATGTCCGCTATCATTATATGTATTTACATAATATTTAAAATATGTAATTATTACATATAATGCTACTCGTGTGGTTTCTCGTGGTGTTCATAGCCCTGGTGCTGACATTATTTTTTATCCCCCGGAAGGAGCCGTATGTTCCCACCCCCCAAGAGGTCCACAGGGCCATCAAAATCAGGCACGCGATGGAAATAGTAGAAGAAAAAGACACGAAAAGATACTACGAGGACATCCGTAGTTTGTATCCACTGTGACATACATGTATGTAATTGCAGTTTGTCGATACGGGTAATAACTTATATATAAAATCATATTGATATATATAAAATGGATATTGTGTACGGAGCTGCGATCATGGCGGGCGCGGCATTTCTGTTCGCCACTTCGACCACCTTTAAAACCTTTGTCCCCGCGAGTGTTTCATTCAAAAACTTGCGCAAATATACTGACAAAAACGAGTCTTCTCCCAACTTAGATGTACGGAAATGTCAGGCGGTGGAAGAAATCCAAAATATCCTTACAAAAAACGGTAAACAGAACGAAGTCCTCTTGGATAGCATGAATCTTATGCTGTACCAACTTGCCAACCCTCATGTGGATCTTAGTCAACTGATTCCCGTAGACGGTGGAAATATGGTAGAAATTGGGAAAAATTACCTCTCGAGATTTTCCAGCGTAGTGGGGAATGTGTTTTATTTCCTGTCGGGGGTTATAGAAAACGAAGTCGAGAATATCAGACTGGACGTGGCTGTGACCTACATGGATAAGCAGTCTATTCGGAAGCTTGTAGATTTATTCTATTATAAGGAACTGAAATGATATTTCGTTCATTTTCTAACGTATTGAAGAACTTTATCACAATTGGTGATGACGACCTCCTCGTTTCTCATACGAACTGCAATATTATCGTTTCTGATCTTCATACTCTCGACACTTAGCATACCTTTGTCTCGATTGCAATCATCACAACACGACACAACATTTGATAGTGTATATCCATCACTCGGAATGACACGATCAACGCCGTTATATTTACTTTGTGGCAGAGACCGAATACAATACGCACAATTTCCTTTGACAAGAGTGTCCCACTGATCCTTGGTCAACTCGAATGAGACTTTCTGACGTATTGCTTTTTTTCTGCAATCGAGATAGCTCGGTTTTCGTACGTTGTCTGACCAAATATCTATGTCGCCGTCGTAATACTCTTTTTCCGTTCTATAATACGCCTTACGCAGGAAAGAATCGTGATCTCCATTACCTTTTGACATATTACACGGCCAACAACTTCCGACACAGTTCTCTGGGACATGCCCGATTCTAGAATCTACACGATCTATCGTCGTTGCCGTATCCATACAATAATAACACCCCTTAGACATCATCTCAAATATCATAACGTCCGTAAACTCTTCGGGATACGGATGTTTATTATGTTTAGCATTATTTCTAATACTATTAGAGTAATATGTCCACTTCGTTTGGTCAATGATCTCTCCTATTCTTAGTGAATCCAGAGCATGATTTGTGATATCCTTATGTCGTTTCGCACAGGATACTCTATCTTTTTCTCTATTTTCAACATTCTTACGTCGTTTAGCACAGGCTATTCTATTTTTTTCTCTGTATGCAGGATCCTCATACTTTTTGGCATTATATTCTTTCATTTTTTCTTTAGAATATCCCATTTTACTTTTTAATAGGTTCAATTTGTATTTATATTTCTAGATGACGATATGTGTAAAATAATAATATTTATCTATTACAAATGGGCGTCAGTGCGTCAAAAACCAAGGTGAACAACACCCCGAAATACAACAATAACAGAAACAACAATAACAGAAACAACAATAACAACAACTGGAACAACGGGAACTGGGGCAATAATAATAATTGGGGTAATGAGTGGAATTGGGATGAATTTGGCAACTGGTCTAATAACAACAATAATGGGTATTACAACAACTCTAATAACTCGAACAACAACAACGCCAAGCCTAATAACACCAAGAAAGTGAACAACACCAAGAAGAATAATTCCAAGAACGTTAAGAAGAACGTTAAGAAATGATTGTTTTAACGAGCTCAAGGACATCGTACATAACTGCTTCTTCTGATACCGTGGAGTCTATGACATGTGAATTTGCATACTTATTGAAAACCTCATAAAAGTAAAGGAGTCTTTTCATGTACTCTTGTGTAATATTGTTCGTGTCACCCCGTTTCTTCAACCTGGCCATCGTGACATCAACAGGGCAATCCAGAAAGATGTAATGGTCCGGCTTCCAAATATTAAGATTATCGTATATCTCCGAATACGTTGCCATCTCTTCGTCTGATAAGTTTCCATCAGACACCAAAAGTTTTCCAAATACTGAACGATTCACTTGAGGGCATCGTTCGACGAAAACAATGTCTATGTCATCCGGAAATTTATAATCATTAAACGTCAGGAGAACCTCTAACTGGAAAGCCAGTGAATATTTTTTAGGATTTTCATAGAATTTCTTGAGAAACTTCCACACGTGGCATTGTTCCGTAATGACCACGAACCCTTGCTTTTTTAGATTATCAAGGAGTGTTGTTTTGCCAGAGGCAATCAGTCCGTCGACTGCGACGATGATTGGTGCCATGATAATTTGTAATCTACACTACCCCAAGAGTATTTTAATACTATTTTGTCGATATAATATCCGCTTGTATCGACAAACTGTATTTCCAATTTTATTTTAAACTCTAAATGTCAGGAGGTAAAGGTACATCAAAAGTCCCGCCACGAGAGCGTGGACAAGAATGCCAGTGGGAGAAGGGGAGCCCATTACGATGAATGGCATCTTCAGGGGGGTGCCAATCAGCATATCAGTTACTTTGTACGTGGCGGGTGCGCTGACGATGAGGGTGACGAGGATGGTAAACAGCACCAGTTGGACTTTCACGGGGATCATTGTGATGGATATGATATGCTGATATATTTTTTTTGCGTGTTTTTTTGATATTTTTTATAATATGCACTGTGTATACTATGGCGTCAAATAACGACGACACCATGATGAATGCCACGTTAGTCTCGGACCTACCACCCCCGATGATGTCTAGCATGAACGACAACACCCCCCAACAGGCGGCGCCGTCATCCTATCAGGATCTCATCAAAAATTTGGATATTAAGCAGATGTCTGGCAAAAATAATATGCAAATGCCCGCTTCTATCCAGATGCAGCAACAGATGCCTCAGCAAATGCAGATGCAGCAACAGATGCCTCAGCAAATGCAGATGCCGACGCCAGATAACGCCATGGAGATGCTTCATGCTCAGAGCTCTACATACCCTGGAATGATGCCGCAGTCTGCCCCCGTAGGCGAGTTTTCCCCTGGTCCCAGTATGGATATTGCCCAAGGACCCGTTGTAAATTCGCTATTGCCCGATCCCATGTTTTTCAACCCTCCTCCTCAGGAGAGGAAAAGGCGTCGTCAACCACCCCCGCCCCCCGCGGCCCCCCAGGCTGGGGTGTTAGGGAGTAAAATCCCAGCCATGGACCTCAATAAGATTAAACCGGCCATACTCGTCGCTGCTATCGTATTCGCTCTGTTGTCCTGGGGTGCCCCCGTGGTAGCTAAGCAGCTCACGTGGACTGTTGATGCGATGACTGGGAAGTTCACTTCTTCTGGTTTGATTGTTATATCGTTACTAACTGGAGGTATCTATCTCGGGATATCCGAAATCATAAGAAAATTTGGGAATGGTGTGTAATTAAAATCCAATATATTTGATGTTTGTATTCTTTGTCATCAAGATATCGTGTATCGTCTCGATGACATCGTCAAAACGTTTGTTGCGAATATTTATTGCTTTGGGTGACCATTGGTCATCATCTTCAACATTCGGATTCACACGAACCCAACCAATATTAACCCTTTACACAATTTCATTTTTATTTACAAACGAAAGTCATAGTTTACTTAAATCACCCACATGACGATATGATCATTCGTCGTCATCTACAAACATACATTCCTTATTATTTGTGACCGGGACATCCTCTACATCTGTAGGATAGGCAATTGGTTCCTCGAAATATTTGAACTGCTCGCATTTAAACTTCAGGCCGTATTTTGATTCGGTTATCCACAAACCGGTGAGAGAAAGGATCGCAGAGACACTCTTCGCTTTCATGAAGTCCGCCGACATTTCGCCCTTGGCATCAAAGCAGTTGGTATCAGAGAAGAACATCAAACGAATACCATTGTTGTAAATCGCCGAAGACTTGGATACATTTCCCCACGGCCCCTTTGCAGATTGCTCAAGATCCGCAATCCAGTCCATAAACTGTGCGTGAATGGGGATCGACGGACTCATTTTAAGTTCCATCCTAAACATGCCAGGGGAGTGCACCGCGATATTGCAATTCATTTTAGGGAGCTGAAACTTGATAGTTTTTTCACCGGCAAGACGGTTTGCATAAATATTTCCCTTGCCCCCGCGGCGCCATGTGATGGACTTAGGAGACACGTCGCGGAAGTCGGCCATTGTTAATAATGATACTAATAATATGGAGTGTGTTTTTTTATAGGTGTACTTGACGATATACATCCACATTCGGTGCCGTGTCAGCAATCCGGACGGTCGTGTTATCTTTTGAAATGAACATATGTTCGTTCCGAATTTTACCCGTTATGACGAGTCTAAAATCTTGGAGTTCCTCGAGTGTCATGGTGCATGATTCTGAATCGAACATCTCCTCCAGCGCAACGTTCACATTTCCGTCTATACACACGGCTATCTGCTTCTGCTTCGAAGTTATCCCAAGGGCCTCGATGAGTTTTATAACTATTTCATAGGTGTCTGTTTTTTGTAGCATCAGCATCGAAAATGGAAACACGAATATTGCGTCGCGTTCTCTTGTCGATCTGACCACCCTTGCAAAGTTTCCGACGGCTGTTAGGATGGCCGAACTCGTGAGGAATTTTATACTTTCCGCCCCAGGAGGAACGATGTAATTTGGTTTCAATGCCAAAGACTTTCGCATATTTAAATGCCTGTTGTGACAGACGCTTTCGATAGTCATGATAGTCATGTTAGCCATTAAACATACCCAATACTTTTATACTCGCCAATAAACGGGGGCACATTCATATCGTCGAACCATAGTATAAATTAAATGAACTTAACATAATCATTATTCCGTATTAGAATGGCTTCGAACGTTTCCGCCGAACAGTTCAACACTGTCATGCACGCATTCCTGGTTGACCTTACAGATGTATTTCCGGAGAATAATGCTGTTCAGTCTTCTCTCGAAAACTTTGACGAGCTCGTTAAGATCAATTTCAAGAAGCCGCAGAAGATGTTCGTAGAAACTGTTGGGAAGTTTGCAGAGCAAATTATCAGACGCGACGAGATGATGTTCGACCACCTGAAGTTCCCAGGGTTCAGTTTCAAGGAACTATGGACCACGGACATTTCTGTCGGAACCAAGGACGCAATTTGGTCATACCTCAACCAGCTCATCTTCCTCTGTGCCTGATAAATGTAATCGCATATTGACACATCAAAGTATATAATTTAAGAAAAACAACTATATGTAAAAAATGGGCTATATCTATATGCTCAAATCGCCATCAGGAAAAATATATATCGGACAAACGACTCGTCCCATAGGAAAACGACTCGAAGAACATCAAAAGGGAAAAAAAGGATGTGTGGCAATTTATAACGCCATCAAATTTCATGGATGGGAGAACTTTGAAAAAGATTGGTATTATTGTCCGGATGAAGACTTGAACAAGCACGAGGAACTTATGGTGGAAGTGCTCGGAACGCTGTCGCCAAACGGATACAATCTCAAGGAAGGTGGTGATAATGGAAACCCGAGTGAGGAATCAAAACAAAAACAGAGAGAAGCAATGACCGGCGAGAAGAATCCTATGTGGGGCCAACAAACCAGCGAAGAAACAAAAAAAAAACAGAGCGAGGCAAAACTTGGCGAGAAGAATCGCACTTCTAAGAGAGTGTATCAATACGACCTCGACGGCACTTTTATAAATTCATTCGGTTCGTGCAGAGAAGCGGCACGAGAATTGAAGAAAGGAGATGGATCCGCAATACGCGGATGTGCTCGTGGCGAACTGAAGACGGCATACAAATTTAAATGGTCGTATACATTGACATATTTATGCCATTAGCCATCTGGGCATACTTGAACCAGCTGATATTCCTCTGCCGCTGATCATATTGACACTTCGTTGTATATAAACTTAAATATTATGTAACCCCTTAAAAAAATAATAAATGCCACGAAAATGTCTTGTGGAAATCATCCGATCTACAACGTCCCAGAAGATAAACCAATTTGTTGTAAGAAATGCAAGACAGACGACATGATTGACGTAAAGAACAAGAGATGCAAGTGTGGAAAAATATCACCAGTGTTCAATGTTCCGACTGAATCTACCGGTGTATGTTGCAATAACTGTAAGACCGATGATATGATCGACGTAAAGAACAAGAGATGCAATTGTGGAAAATCACAACCTATGTTCAACGCGGCAGGGTAGACGATCGGTATTTTCTGCTCGAAGTGCAAGACTGATGACATGATAAATGTCGTGTCTAATGTGTGTCCCGGATATACCATAAAGTGTCCCGTGAGAACGTATATAGCTCATGGTCACGAGTATTGTATGTCATGTGACCCGAATGATGCTCGTAGAAAGCAATACAAGAGATTCGAGGATGAGTTCTTTAGATACGTTAAGGACAAGATCGACGTTCATCAACGAGAGTTCAGGGTGACATTCGATCAAAACGAGACCGCAAAGAAATACGCGCGACTGGACGGAATTGTGTTCGGTGATAACGTCATAGTGTGTTTAGAGGTCGACGAAAATGGCCATCAGGAATACGAATGTGACGATCATCGAATGCATCTCGTGACGGCGGAGCTGCTCCAAAAGTATCCAGATCACGTGGTGTCATGGGTCCGTGTGAACCCCATGATCGATGCAAAGAGCCAATGGAGCAAGACTTCGAAAAAGATTAGAGAGAAACGTTTCGAAGACGCCGTGATGACCGTGAAATATATTTTAGAAAATCGCGAAACTCATGTTGTGTATATAGGATTCGATTAGCCGCCTGGGTTTATTTTACAGTGTTTGAACCCGTCTTTTTCGCCATCGCGCCAGTCCAATCCGGTATCGGTCGTACCGGGTGGACAGCTCCATCCCTTCCCGTCCCACATCCTCTGTGTAACGCTAGGGTAATCGCCTTTCTTGCACTGGCGGTGTGCCCCCCACCACTCGACCGTCTCCCAGCTTGCACCTGTATCCTCATCCGTGGAATAGCATCTCCAGGCTCCATTGATCCACCGACGTTGACTCCAACCCTTTACACACTGCTGATTCCACAGATCAGTTCCGGGGTTGGGGGACATTCCCTCGGCGCACTTCCATCCCCATTCACCGTTACCAGTATCTCTCCAGATACGTGGACCAATTGGACTGGCAAGGCACTGCTTGTCATCGTTCGATCCCATATCAATAGTGCCCTTTGGACAGGTCCAGGTGCCATTCGACGCCTTTTCGCGATAGTAATAAACGGGTACGAAATCTTTATCCCAGAGTATACCCTTGACTTCTACCTTAGAGCCACCCCCCGGAATAATATCTCCAATCTTACCTACGAAACCACCTCCTACGTCTTTAACCTTTTCAACGACATTGCCACCCACGTCTTTGACCTTGTCTACGACATTTCCACCGACATCTTTGACCTTGTCTACGACATTTCCACCGACATCTTTGACCTTATTAACGACGTTACCGCCGACATCTTTGACCTTTTTGAATAAATTTCCGAACGAGAAGTTTTCTTGTTTCTTGAAGATTGTCAGGGAAACGATGATGAGCACGACGACGACTAATGCCGCCAACAACATTATACTCGTTTTGGTAAGTATCATTTATAGTATTATACATTATTTTATTTTCTAACAAAACCCCTGCATATATTAAAATTGTATAGTTCTCGTTAAAATAGAGTGTAAAATATATTTGATCAAAACAGAACACAATGATCGCAGACACCTTCAACGCTCTGGCACTCGAGTTTGTCAAGGAACTTTCCGAGGTGTTCCCCGAGAACGTCGTACTTACAGATTGTGTGAATAACTTTGACACCATCGTGAGCGACCCAAAGAAACCCATGGACTTCCTTGTCAAAATAGCGGGCGACAAGGCGGCGGCGATAAACTCCAAGGACGAAACCTTGTTTGACACCATCACCATCCCCGGTATGGAGATCAAAGAAATGTGGAATTCGACGTCTGAAAATACCAAGGAAGCCATCTGGCAGTATCTCAGTACGCTCCACATGCTCGCCAGTACTCTTGGAAACACGTCCGGGGAACTGATGTCCGGGATTGAAGACATGGCAATGGAGTTTGCCAACAAAATGGCCCAAGGAAATATGGATGTTTCCACCATGTTGAATGAGGTCATGCAAAGAGTCCAAACGCTCGACCTTTCTTCCCTGGAAGGTGCTGACATTGGTGCTTTGACAAAGTCCCTCGGTATTGACCCCGCACAGATCACAGATATGATGTCTGGCATGCTTGGAGGAGCTGGTGGAGCAAATAAGGAACTCATGGGAATGATCAGCGGTATGATGGGAGGAGGTGGTGATGAGCAAGATCTGTTGAAAATGCTCGAAAATGCTAAGCCTGATATGTTTCTGCCCCCTCAGAAGAAGAAGAAGTCCAAGTCAGGCAAGAAACATCGCAAACATTAAATAATATAAGTATATGATCGTTGTAAACACAGCTTGTCGATACGAACAATAATCATATCGACAATCTCAAGTACAGGCAGGAAATAAAAGTAAAATATATTATATATTGTTAATATAAAGAATGAGAAGCGAAACTCTTTTTGGAGACCCCATTTGGTTTAAGAATCTAAGAATACTCCTAGACCGTCCGAGTGAAATCATCCCCTCGAGAGACCAATCCGATGAGGAGCGGGTAAATTCTTTAGTTCGTCTTGTTATTTATTGCTCACTGGCGGTATCACTCATCAGGAGTAATGCTATGTATGCTGTGCTCGGGCTTGCCATCGTAATAATCATCACGTTGTCATACTCACTCGGCGCCAAACTAAAAAATAAAAACGAAGCATACTCAAATATTAAACCCAAAACACTAACGCGCGAAAACAAGGCGTGTTATAAATCCAACCCGTTAAACCCCTTTGGAAACGCGACCGTTGGAGCTCTCCTCGGCGATGAGGGTAAACCCCCTGCGTGTGGTTACGACGAACCGGGTGTAGCAACGCAGATGCGCAAGAACTTTAACAAAGGGTTGTTTAGAAACCTCGACGATGTATACGAAGTAGAAAATTCTCAGCGTCAGTTTTACACGATGCCGGTTACGACGAGCGCACCGGACACGATAGCCTTTGGTGAATTCTTGTTCGGAAACAAGAAAACATGTAAAGAGGATCCCTCATTGTGCACTCCCTGGAACGCATCCAGGAATTGATTTTGTTTTTAAAATTCTTTCATCTTTTTGTCAATATTTTGTATAGACAAAATGATAATATGCGCATGTTAAATTAGAAAAGGCCACTGGCATTTTTTGTAACAAAAAGTAATATTAGACCAACGACAATGGCGGAGAAGCCAGCGTTTACAATAAATGAACCGGCAGCCACTGCAATCAAAACGGAAATAATTTTTATATTATCTTTGAAAATACCAGAAATTGCATCGTTCTTGGATAATGTTTCGTATACACCCCCGAGTGATTTCCCAATATACGACATATATTCCTTGGCAAAATCTCCGTAACCCGAATAGCTCATTTTTATCATATCCACGAATGGAATGTCTGCGCGGGACATACCCATAGGGATTTCCGAAGGCATTGGGGGGAGAATTGCATCGGACGCTTCCAATATACTGTTGACACTATCTCTGTCGGAGGGAGGTAAAGGTATAGTTTGACCAAGTTCATTCGGAGGGGTTTGTATGGGTTTAGGTGCGAACGGGGTCGTGCCAGCCATCTCGTAATCTACGGTAAGGTCCATGTTATATCTATAATCGACGTTCGGGTCTCTTATGTTATTAAGGAAGTCTCTTTTCAAGAATATATTTTCAAAAGTTTCGCGCGGTGCCATTGGCAGTGGTTGAGGATAGACCGGGCTTTCTAATAAGTTCATACCATCCGGCTGACTATCTTTCTTCTCGCAATTGTTAATACATTTGAGGAGGCAGGACTTTTGTATGAATCCATTTGGAACCGGAGTCACTCTATTGTCTTCTACAGGTGCTATAGGATATGTGAACTGTTGCTGGGGTGCTGCAGGGACCGGTTTGGGTGCCGGCTTTGGTGTTGCCGGCTTTGGTGTTGCAGGGACCGGTTTGGGTGCCGGCTTTGGTGCTACGGGGACCGGTTTGGGTGTTGCAGGGACCGGTTTGGGTGCCGGCTTTGGTGCTACGGGGACCGGTTTGGGTGTTGCAGGGACCGGTTTGGG